CAGATCGCAAGAAACATAATCTAATTGATGCAGAAATTCTTCGGGATAGTTTTCACCGCCAATCTCCTTTCGCCAATCTTCTGGTGATCGCTCTCTACGAGCAGCACCAGTAATTACATAATTATCTGGGAGGAGTTTTTTCTCCCAGAGTTTATATAAAGATGGAATTAGTTTTCGTTTGCATAAATCTCCAGTTGCACCGAAGATAATAATGCCACTAGTGAGCGGTTCCGTTTCCATTGTAGTCGTCTGATTCATAATAGTTATTTTCACCTTTAAGTCGTCCAAATGCGAGGGTGGCACATACAAAGGGCGCTGCAATCCATAGTAGAAATTCACCGAACATTGTGTCCTCCAAACATGTACCGCATTCCGTTTAAGATTTTGTTTCCATACTCTCCGAGTCGTCTTGAATTGAATCGTTCAAATAAGGCAGCAGATATGACAGGTGTAGGAACACCAAGATCTACAGCAGCGTGGAGAGTCCAACGACCCTCACCAGAGTCTGATACTCCTCCATCAAACTTGCTAAGGTCATGATCATGCCGTAGTACATCAGCGGTAAGGTCAAGTAACCAACTACCAACAACACTACCACGACGCCAAAGTTCTGCTACTTCAGCAGTGTCAATATCGTATTCATAATCTTTCGGATTTTCCATCGGAGCCACCTCAGCATCACCCTCCTTGGTGTAATTGGAACCAAGATTACCATGATGCAAGATATTAAAGCCCTCGGCGTATGCCTGCATGATGCCATATTCTACTCCGTTGTGAACCATTTTTACGAAATGCCCTGCACCAGGTCCGCCACAATGTAACCACCCATATTCAGCAGATGTTGCCCTGCTGTATGGATCTGTGCGCTCGGCACCTGAAATCCCTGGTGCGAGTGACCTGAAAATGGGGGCACATACAGATACTGCTGTATTTGTACCACCAACCATAAGACAGTATCCACGCTCCAGACCATAAACTCCACCGCTAGTACCGCAATCAATATATTGGATACCAAGTTTGGCCAACCTTTCCGCTCTCCGTCGAGAATCTTTAAAGTTGCTATTGCCATGGTCAATAACAATATCCCCGTCGCTAAGTAATGGTAGTAACTCATTCAGTGTGTCCTCTACTAATTCTGCAGGGATAACAAGTTGAAAGATACCAGGACATTTTCCAGCAGAACCTCCACTATCATGTACTACTTGAACAAGGCTTTCCAGATTAGTGGCAACTCCACTGACATAACCCTTTTCAAACGCTTCTTCAGCTTTTGCATAATTCCTCCTGTAACCCCATACTTCAATTCCTGCTTTCATCATACGGCGAGACATACCCTCGCCCATTCTTCCTAGTCCGATTAAACCTACTTTCATAATTCAACATGCGAAAGGGCGTGCTGCCTGACGGCGGCGTTTTAGTTCATTGGCAATACTGCCAAGTTCATTGTATACTTTATCACCACACACATAGTTGTGTTGGCGTCGTTCCACAGATTCTATAATTTGATCATACTCTTTCTGAGTAAAATCTGGGAAAAATTCTTTAGGCATTAAGGATCCTCTCTGGTTATCATATGTATTCGGTAGTTATAGATGGATGTTTAACCAAGGAAAAATTGGTTCTATAACTCCAATAAGTCGAAGCAAACCCTCAGCAAAAAGTGCAAGAACAATCCACCCAACCCAAAAACTAATAATTGAAGCATTACGATTATGTTGTCGTATTGCATCATCGATCATCTCCTGTACTTTTTCTTCTGTCACATAGTGACTCGGTTTAATTTCCTCCATTCTCATGACTCTATCAATTTAATTGCTTTTTCTAATTCATGAACATGTTGGAGTTCATCATTTAAGATCTCAAGGATCTTGTCGTCATGTCCGTTATCTGCAAGATACTTAGCGTATGTTGTAGCGGCATGAACTTCTACCTCGTATGAGAGGTGGTAAGCAGAGCGAGGAGCCAACCAGTAATAAACCACGTTGACCCAATAGTAGATAAGTACCAGGTGTCTGGCGACAAAGCGATCCACCCAATAAGTATTACCGCCCCTAGATTCCATATATTCCAGGTGCTCTGTTTCGTTAAGTGTTTGAGCAAAATGTTCCTCCATCAAATAGATGTGTTCTGGACCACGCAATCCCATAGACTCCCTCAAGTGTAGAACACTTAAGAACGCAAAATAGGGTGCTCTAGCAATTTCTTCAAGCACCCAGAAGCGTGGATAGTCTCTACCTTTATAAAGGAAGTCAATGATTGCTACTGTGATATTCAAAGTAACTTCATTGAGTTTTTTCATCATTCAACGTGTACTGTTCCAATCATACCCGCACCTTTATGGGGGGCACACCAGTAAGTATAGTCGCCAGGATCGTTAAAGACAACATCAAACTCCTCACCTGGTAACATTGCGAGGGATTCATGACCTAAGTCTGGACGATCTTCAACGATAACGTTATGTGGAGGAAGCATGTTGTTAACAAAATGGACTGATTCACCAGCAGAAATAGTAACCTCTGATGGTTCAAATACTAGGTTTCCATTAGAACCCATTTGAACATCTACTGCCCATGCTGGTGCAGCAAGAAAAAGTGTAGCTAATAGCGCGAAAATAAATTTCATTGAAATTACGCAACTACACTATCTATCAGTGCATATTTAATGATACTCGATCATGTGTCAGGCATTCCTGACTTCTTCAGCATAGCATCTAATTGACCATCAACGTACCCTCTTCGGTACTCCCAAGTGTCGCCACCTATTTGACCACGACTAGAGTTTATACATTTATTATAGTCTGGATCTTCTTTTGAAATGTTGTTGCAAACGAGTCCAGCCAGATCTAATTCATTACCTTTCTGACCAGTTCCTGTCCACATATGCTGTCCGTTTAACCAAACGGCACCACACTTCTCGCACTCTTTCCTTTCCATGGAAAAAGACGATACTTCTTTTGGATCAGTCATAAAATGCAGTATCCTTGTATAGTGGTTTTACCTATTTATTGTAACACACTGATGTATTTTGTCAAGCAATCAGCAATTCCAGGCGCGTAACGATTTGTTGATTCTCGAATCAGGATCCGAAGCAGTTTTCTTAGAAGTTAACTTTGCTTTCATACCTTTCATTCGAGCACAGAAGGATGCCCTACGGGGATTTCCAACCTTCTTTGATGGTGCTTTAAGGTCGCTTCCAGGATTCTCTCTCTCGTAAGACTTTCGTCCTTTTTCGTTGAGTCCACCTGATTTGTTTTTTCCTGCTTTCCTTGTCCAGGCTGCAGCTTCATTTTGCGTCTCTTCCTTTTTGACGCAGCGGTTGTACGTTTTACCGAATAGTTTTTGGGTTCCTTTTTTCTCGTAACCTTTCCAGCATTTCTTTGCTTCGTTGGTTACTTCCTCATTCTTTGGGCGGCAATCATTTACTAACTTGCCTCCCTTCATTTTCATACCTACTTTTTTATGTGACTTCCAGCAATTCTGTGCTTTTTCTTGGAAGTCAGAGAACGATATGTTCCCTTCAAATTCTTCTTTCTTTGTAGAGTTTCCCCAATTCTTTGCACCTTTCTTTCGGCATTTGACTAGTGCTCCGCTGGCATACGCACTAGGCCAAACAGAATAACGAGACTTTACTTTGTGGTAACAGGCATCTTTCTTGCCTTCTTTTTCTAATACAATTTCTTCTTTTTTCAAACCTAAACGACCTAATAGCGATTTCTTTTTAGGTTTAGAAGGAGTATATCCTTTTTGACGTTTAGCATAATCCATGTAAGACTCACCCTTTCTCAGTTTCTTAGGGTCAGATTTTGGTTTAGAAGCAGCAGCACGATCTTCGCGAGCACGCTGGTTTGCACCAGGACCGCCTAGCTTACGATCCTTGTCAGGATCAGGATGCCAGTAATCGCCTCTTTCGTTGATAGTTGCTTCTGTTTTCACGTTAATTGCCTTACCTTTACGATCTGGATTTGGATCTTTAGCATTCTTGCGACGGAATGCTGCTTCCTCCTCATCCTTATTTAGGTTTCTTTTCATCTTACTAGACCCGCACTTGGGTTTAGTTGTTTGTCCTGGTTGTCTGGCACAGGGTTTTCCTGCATATTTACCACCGAGTTGAACCCAACCAGGCTTGCCATCAGAAGACTTACTCTTGCTAAACCAGTCACGCAAAGAACTATCACCAGATTTCGTGCCTTCGGACATTCCTTCGCCTCCTTCAGAAGTGATCCCAGACTCTTCCGCTGCATCATTTTGTTCTTCTTTACTTGCATCTTTTACTGCATAACGATCCCAAAGGGCACCACCATAAGCACATTGCTTGCGAGTCTCCTTCTTTCTACAAAGGCGACAATAGCGGGTTTCACATTTTTCTGCAACGACTTCTTCTTTGAATCCCATGCCAGACTTCCAAGTTTTTTGTTTTGTTTGTTTTTTCTGAGCTAACTTGTTAGCAGTGGCATACATGACATCTTTGTCACGTTTGCCATAAAGATCTTTAAAGCGAGAAGCGTTTTTATTCTTCATCCCTCTAAAGATTCTTTCTGCTTCCTGGTTAACTAATGGCATATCAACCGCCTACAACTTGAATTTCTTCAACAACGATTGCCTGACCAGCTGCAGCGATTTTCACGCAACGTTTGACGATTGCTTGAGGTCCGCTGTAAGCATAGGTGTAATCAGCAGATGCAGAAGATGAATCGATATCAGTGCTGATTGTGTTTCCTGTTGCAGCAGTGACTTTCTTGCCAGCGGTGCCAGCAGAAAGGAAGTTGGAATCGATAGCAGGCGAGGTGCTAGCATCTTCTACAGCAATAAAATCTCCTACTGAAAATGGGTGTGTATTAGAAACTTCACCAAGGTTTGTACCAAGTTGATAGTCTGCAGTGGAGTCATCTACTGCTTTTACAATTCTTGCTTGACCAGGTTTACCACCTTTAATCAGAAGTGCTTGATCTTGAATCAAGGTGATTGCAGGACCACCATTGAATGAAACTGTTGCATCACCTGCAGTTGCAACTACGCGATAGTATCCAGTCTGTACAACTTGATACTCGGTAGCATCAGCAGCGATTGCATTAGTGCTTAAGACGTTAATTACTGTCATGTCGTGTTATTTCGTGTCCTCTTTATTTATCTGTTTTTGCTGTTTTAGCATCTTTTGTAGTTCCGCTGTAGAGCCCACAAACATAGTGTTATTAACCGTAGATGGTCCAGATTTTTTCTCATCGGCATCTAACTCCTTCATTTTCTTTTGTAAGTCAATGAGTTTGTCGGCAGTATCTGCTACGTTTTTGATAAGTTGACCTGCAACCTCATAAGCGCGTGGATGATCTGACGCTCTTGCCACATCAAGTATACCATCAACTGCTTCCTGACCTTTCATTACTAAGTTATGAAGTTGAGCACGAGATACCTCGTAGTCATGCTTCACATCTTCCGTTTCTGTTTTCTTCAATACTGGTTTTACTTTTTCCACATGCTTCTGGAGTTCAGAGGGTTCTGCACCAAAAGCATCATTCAGTCCATCAAAAGGATTACCCATTTTTAAATTGCCTCGTCAGCGCCGCTTACAGGATTACGTTTCTTGATATCAGTAAACTCAGATGTAAGTTCACCGAAACCAAAGTCATCTTCAGAATCAAGCAACGCATCATCTGCATCATTGACTAAGAATACATTAGCACCACTTGCATGTGCTGCAGCAGTAGTTCCTTCATATGCTCTTACAACTGTCAAGTTATTACCAGACTTTTTAGATACTCTAACGAGTTCAGTATCAATATAGATGCTATCAAATTTATTGATGCCTGATGCATCAGCAACAGCAATTAAATTATCGTCTGCGTCTGTAGCAGATGATAATGTAGTAACAACAACTCCGTCTCTATCTTGCAGAGATGTAGGAGTTACCTGATAACGAACCTCTCTTGGTGCAGTGACTTTTGCAGATGTAGAGTAATCGACAATTGCCTTTTTGATGACCTTGGGTTCTGTAACAGGACCATAAAGATATGTCTTTACACTAAATTGTAAGGTGTAAATAATTGCTCTACGGGTAGAAAAGTCCCCCTCATAGTCATCCTCATAATCAATATTTTGTAAAACCACAGGAACATCTTTCACTTCATTCATGGAAGGAAGAAGTTTTACAGAAAGATTATAGTGCGGTTGGAAGTATGGCAAAATCTGTTCCAAGATTTGCAAACCATCTTCTTGATTTTTAGAAATAATTGCTAATTCAAATCCCAAATTATATGGGACTGGCATGAATACATTTTTGTTTTTTGTATTGCTAGTGGGTATAGCAATCTTTTGAGTTGGCGATACCTTTCTAGAAGAGTCGTATGTAATGCCATTGATTTCAAAAGATATTCTTGGCAGTGTAATCTGTACTCTTTTATTTGTAGGGTCAGGTACTTGATCGAGACGCGCCAGAAACTTTGCTTTGGGACCATATGCCAGAGGCACTTTCATTACTTCATCAGAACGACGAAGTTCGATGTTGTTGAACAAAGTTCCAAATGCAACAACAGTCTTTCTAAAAATTTCGTGATATGAATATGTGCCTAACATCAGATTGTAGTATCAGTAGTGGACCCAATAGAACCGAAAGGATTTGATTCGGTGAAATCAATAATATCATCATCAAGAGTTTCAAAGTCGTAGTTCTGATCGACACTAGACTCAGTATTAACATTATTTAGTGTATTGTACGATGCAGATGTCCATGCAGCACCTGAAGTTTGACCAGTTACAGTTTCTGGAATAGTGAAAATGCCAGATCTATTAAACACTTGAAGTTGTCTATTAGATGAATCCCATGCCTTAACTTCTGCCGTAACATTAGAAGCACCACCAGCAACAATTTCTCCGATTGTAAAATCTCCAGTGCCACCTGCAGCAAAGTTAACTGTGATGGCATTGGCAAATGCTGTCTCGATAGCATCAATTTCTGTAATACCAGTATCGAGATCTTCGTCGCTGTACTCAAAGAGTTCGCACTGACATTCCCAAACATAACCTTTACCAAGTTGGTAAAAGGGTTTCTCTGCTTCTACAAATTTAATTTCAAATAAATGTTTTGTCGTAGGAAACCAAATCAGATCTCCTTCATTTGGACGACCCTCTACATTCAAAGTTTCCAAGTCGTCAACTTTTTCTTTAAACTTCTCACGGGAAAAGATAAACGTCGTTTTATCTTCGACACGAACTCCAAATTTGCTAAGTAATTCGCCTTGTCCTTCCCATCCTTCAACATTATTAACGTATGCTCTGATTGCTCTTGCGCTATCAAATTGCGAGTCAGAGTCTTCTCCAAACGCCGTGTCACGATTAACAATCGTTCTTGGAACATAGTAGATATCTTGCCCATAAATTTCTATGCTCTCTACGACGAGATTCTCCATAAACTTCTGCTCTTGAGCAGAACCATTTGCCTTTAAAAGATTTGTATGATCGCTAAAAACGAAATCAGATGCTGGTGTATTCTGAAATGCCATATTATCCTACCAAGTCTAGAGGGGGAATTTCGTATGTATCACGAAGTTGTTCTTCAAGGTCTTTTTTAAATTGACTTGCATCTTCAAGAATTTGACGACCATTGAGAGTAACACCACCTAGCATTTGAATGCCATCATACTTACTTAGGTTACGACCCCACTGCTGTTGGAATAATGCCTCAACATAATCTTTCAACCAATTATCATTGTACATATCAGTGTATGTTTCGGGATCTTGGCGCATCAAAACTTCTACTAAAATAAAATCCCCTGCTTCCAATTCATCCCAATCAAAATCAAGATAAAGTCTACCTTGATGTTCGTTGAATCTTATTCTACGATTTGCATTATTATTAGTAACCCAATCCAAAGTCTCAAGATATTGAGATGTCATAAAGTAATGAAGAATATGTCCATGCGTCATTGCATAGATGTCATTCAAGAAGATCTGATATTTAATATTGAAGATGTTACCAGGAACAACACTAGATGCACCGATCTGACTGAATACCCGATTGACACTCATCACTCCAGGAGGGAGAGAAACATACTGAGTATCTTCATACCAAGCAGAAGAACCAATTTGAGCAGTTGCTTTAGCAGCAGTTTTGATAGCATCAGTCACTTCAATCTTAATGAAAGACTTGTAACTACCATTGTAGTGATACTCTTGATAGTAATCGATTGCCTCTTCGATCAGGTCATCCAGTTGCGCTGAAGCAACGTTGATATCAATCGTAGGGAATCCTAAACGACGAAGAGCATAATCTCTTAGTTCTGTTTTAGTAGCGGGTCTAGTAGCGGACATTTTCTATTATGCGAATGTGGAGATCGTGAGAGTGGTTACATTACCAGCAGAAACTGTTTCACCCTTCTTGAAGAATCCATCAATTGTATCGATGGTTACTGAAGTAGCACCAAGTGCTGTGATAACACCAGTGGTTCCAGAAGTACCGCCAGTGATAGTGTTACCAACTGCCATGGTCTTAACTGTTCCAACTGTGACTTGTGCGTTACCATCGCCAGTGCTAATAGTGATGGTTTCACCTGCAACATATCCACTACCATCGGAATTAACAGCGATGCTCTGAATGACACCAGCAGATGCTGTGATATCTACTGTCAATCCAGTGCCACTGCCACTGGAGGTAGTAGCAACACCTGTTGATGTGGAATAACCAGTACCACCAGTTACAATTGAACCAAGCGTAACGACATCACCAGGAGTAGGATCTCCAGACAAATTCAGAACCAAAGTGGTAGTAGTAGCAAGGTTGTTGAGCATTGCTCTAAGTTGTTCAAACGCATGATCAAGTTTTGTTTGAACTCTTGCTTCAGTGAAATACTGATTAGTAGAACCTTCACTCAGGTCATCAGTAGTTGCAGCAGCAATACGAGCATCAGCACGAGCATCTGTGTAATACAGATTTGTGCCTTCTGTCAGGTCGCCAGTGTCATGGTTAGCAATACTAGAAACAGTTCCTGTTACGTTTCCAGTTACGTTTCCAGTTACATTACCAGTAACATTGCCTTGGAGATCACTAATAATCTTGCCAGTTGCTCTGTCAAACTTACAAGTGGACTTGGTGCGAAGTGTGTTAGTACCAGATCCATTTGTTACTGTTGCAATAAAGACTTCATCATCGTTTCCAGAAGCTGAGGTGCTGACTGTAGTTGCATTACCAGTAACGTTGCCAGTTAAATTACCAGTTACATCACCAGTCAGATTACCCGTTACGTTACCAGTAAGTGTACCAATAATATTGGTTGCAGTCAGAGTATTGGTGCCTGGGTTATAAGAGATACCACCATCAGTTCTCAACGATTCATTCGTAGCAGAATTATTGTTGCTATCGACAAATGTTGGATAATGCTCAGCATTTACGTCAGTATGTTCAGTTGCAACCTGTGTTGCAGAACTTGCGTTACCAGTAACATTACCAGTAAGGTTTCCTACAACACCACCATTTGCTGTGATAGCACCAGTGAATGTAGAAGTACCAGTTACTGCGAGAGTGCTGGATAAAGTTACACCAGCAGTAAATGTAGATGTACCTGTTACCGCAATGTTTCCAGTAAGATCGAGATTACCAGCGACAGTTGCGTTACCACCTGCATTAAGGTTATCTGCATAAACGTTCGCCCATCTTACTGTAGTAGAACCTAAGTTATGTGTACTATCTGCAGCGGGAAGAATATTCAGAGCAGTTGAGTTTGCAACCAGATTACCAGTCACATCACCAGTAAGATCACCAGTTACGTCACCAGTGACATTACCAGTTACATTGCCTGTGAGAGCGCCCACAACGCCTCCAGATGCCGTGATAGCACCAGTAAAGGCAGATGTACTACCAACGCTTAACGTGCCTGCAGTAACGACAGAACCCGTACTTCCATTGACTGTGAAGTTATTCGTGTCAACTGCAATACCACCATTAGCATTCAGAAGACCTGTAAGAGTAGAAACACCAGTTACACCCAGTGTGCCACCAATTGTAGCATTGCTAGTGACTGCCAGAGTGCTGCTCAATGTTGCTGCACCTGTAACACCCAGAGTAGAACTCAGAGTTGTTGCACCTGTAACACCCAGGGTTGTGCCAATGGTCGCTGCTCCAGAGATTGTTGCTGTTGCCATCGTAATGACGTTAGCAGCAAAGTCACCAGAACCATCACGAAGAACCAGGTTGTCAGGAGTTGCAGCTGCTGACGACGCAACGTTGATTGTAGTATTTCCAGAAATTCCATCAGCATTTGTCAGTGTAATACCAGAACCAGAGGTAACTCCAAATGTACGATGTACATAAGTGTTGGCAGCAGATCTGACCATATAACCAGTGCCTGCCTGTGCTGCCAGAGCAGTGATATCTGCATCGTCATATGTGGTAGTGATGGTTACATCTGCACTTCCATTGAAAGAGACATTGCCATTTACAACGCCATCAACTGTGATAGTGCGTGCAGTCTTAAGTGTGTCTGCTGTAAGAGCATTACCTTGAATACCAGCGCCAGATCCAGTTCCAGTAGCAACTGTAATTTTATTAGCAGCAAAATCTCCACTAGCATCACGAAGAACAATTGTATTTGCATTTGCTGTGGAATCTGTAGTGAAACCATCTAGAAGATCAGCGTTCAGATTATTGACTTTCGTTGTGGAAGCAACAACCAGAGGAGGTGTTCCAGTAGAAACATTAGAAGTAATCTGTCCATCAACTGTCAGGGTGCCATCAATATTGGCATTGGCATCAACATCAAGAGTCGTGCCAGACCCAGTAAGATGCAGAGAACCAGCGCGAAGATCACCATCTGTACCACTAATAACTTCACTTGAATTAGATGTATTGGATAAGAAAACATATTCTAATGAGGATCTATCAAGTCCGAAGAACCCAGTTTTAGCAGAGCTGTCGTAATAACGGAACTCAACACCACGATCCTTAGCATCATCAGACGAGGGTGCTGTGTCACCACCCAAAGTGATAATAGGGTCATCGAGAGTAGTGATCGTGCTATTAACAGTTGTCGTTGTTCCATTGACTACAAGATCGCCACCGATGGTCATATTATTATGTAATGTAGCATCACCAGTGCTTACATCAACATAGAATGCATTTCTCGAATTTGCATTATCCCAAACATGAAGATCTCCACCAACCCAAGTATTCTTACTAATTCTTGCGCCACCATCAGTGGTGAGAGATACTGAATTATCAGCAAAGGACGTTGCATCCTGAGTGTTAGAAATTGCAATTGTGTTGTTGTAAACTGTAGTACCAGTCTGAGTGGTATTTCCTTTTACAACAAAGTTACCATAAACTGTAAAGTCTTCACCAACTGCAAGATTCTTGGCAACACCAAGACCACCAGTAAGACGAACAGAACCATCAGCACTATAAGAGTTACCACCAACAGATTGATCAGTGTTGTCAGTAAATGAGGTGATACCAGTTACTCCCAAGGTATCATCAATAGTAGTAGCACCCTCAACATTGAAAGTACCTTGAATATCAGTATTGCCGTTGTCTGTGTCTACACTAAACTTAGTTACTCCAGATCCATTTTGAATCAAGAGGTTGCCACTTGCTTTATTGAGGGTGAGACTATTATTGATTGTAGTGGCACCATCAACGATCAAAGCACCATTTAAATCAGTCTGACCATCAACATTCAGAGTGCTATCAAAATCAACACCATTAGTGACATTCAGAGTGTTTGTAATTGTTGTTGCATCATCTACATCTAACGTACCAGCAATAGTTGTATTGCCATTGTCAGAGTCAACAACAAATGCATCAGTACCATTCTGTGCTTCGATAGTGAATGTTAGGTTGTTACCATTGATTTTTACATCATCGTTGAATGTAGTATCAGAATTGATTGTCAGAACATCACTACTTGCATTACCAAGAGTAATATCACCATTGACTGTCAGATCTCTATCTAAGAGAGTATCACCATAAACGGTTAAAGTACCAACAGATGAAGTGCCTGCTCCAGAACGACCGATAGTTGTGTTACCAGACTCACCAAGAACTTGGAACTCAACATTGTCGCCATTATTCAACTTACCGATATACAGATCATCGCCAATATGAAGGTCGGTTGCAATACCAGCACCACCATAAACTCTCAGGTTTGATGTATTGTCTGATGCGTATGAAGGAGTATATGCAGCAGATGTACCAGTACGGAACTTATAACGAACCTGCAAGTAGTTTTGTGTGTTGAAGGTTGCCGTTACGTCTTCTTTCTGTCTGATAAAACCATTGATGTAAAGGTCACTATTGAACATAGTGTCGCCTTCAACATATCCACCACCATCAAATCGGAATGAACCATAATCACTGGATTGAATTTCATATAAACCAGTGCCACCATTCAAGGAAATACTAGGTTCATTAGTGTCTTCAAGGAAAGTAAATCCAGCAATATTAACTGTGCTGTTTGCATCTAAAGCACCAGTCAGAGTTGTATCACCAGTAACACCCAGAGTGCCAGCAACAGAAGTATTACCAGAAGAAGCAACAACATTAAATTTATTAGTATTGACATTGAAGTTGCCAATCGAGTCAACTACACCACCAAATGATGCATTACCAGTAGTTGACTGAAGTTCAATCTTGGTTGTTCCAGATCCATTATTAAGTTGCAAGGTCTTAGATGCACCTTGCAGAACGATGTTGTTATCAAAGCGAGAAGTATTAGTTACACGCAGAGTGCCATCAACATCCAGCAGACCGCCGATATTCACATCTTGAGTAATACCAACACCACCAGCAACTACAAGGTCACCAGTTGTATTAGAAGTAGAGTTGGTATTACTTGTTAACTTAAGGTTACCAGCAGTAATACCAGAAGCAGTACCAGCAAAAGTTTCGGAAGTATTTGTAGCAGCATGAAGGAAAGTATAACCACCTTCGTGACCAGCCAGATCAGTATAGTTAGTGTCCCAACCATAGAAACCTAAGCGTGCTTGAGTGTCATAATAACGGAACTCAACACCACGATCGAGGTTGTCATCAGATGAAGGAGCGGTATCGCCACCAAGAGTAAGGACAACATCATCTACTGTCATGGTTGTTGAGTTGACAGTTGTAGTCACACCATCAACTTGGAGGTCACCCCAGACACGAACCAGACCAGTTACAGCACGATCATCGCCAGGGTCAAGATTCATCGTCGCATCAGTTGTGGCGATGTAATTAGACTGGAATCTTGCGTTTTCTACATGAACCTTACCAGTTGCAGCAGAGGCATCAATGTCAACAACATCTTCTGCGGTGATTGTAACTGTGCTTGTACCAGATCCAGCATTTGTAGAGAGGATGCTAAGGTTTCTAGCAGATGAAGAATCTTGAGTTAACTGGAAGGTAAGGTTACCATCCCCAGTCTTATCCAATGTCTGAGCAGTTGCTCCATCAAGAGTAATATCAGGATCAGAAAAATAGGAACGGACATTGACATCAATCTCACCAGCGCCACTATCCCCTGTATTATTAGCGCCAAACAATAAGTTGCCACTTGTATCATTAATCTTGATAAAGTTGAGGCGATTGAAACCAGTATTTGCTGTAGAGGTTGTAAGTTCATTATCAAGTTCAAAGTTTTCTACTGCATTACCATCAGTAAAAATCAGTTTATTATTCTGAAGTTGTGTATTGTCTACGCCTGCGGCGGCGATGGTAACGTGCCCGTTTGAGTCAACGTCGAAATCTTCCTGTGCAAAACTAGCCAGTCCCTTCTGTTCCGTTGCTTCAGCCGCGAGGTAGCGCCAACCTCCAGTATCGCCACTGGAATGAGTAGGAGCACCAGCACCAGCATTAATTGATGTAAGTGCTTGGTAAACCTTTGATGCATTTTGGATGATGTCATATCTGACATAAGCGGTCCCTGCATCATAGTTAGCATACTTACTACCCTCAGTGGCAGTAGCAATAGGTACATTTGTTGCACTGGTTAATCTACCATAAGCATCAACTGTAAATTTCGTAGCGTTTACAGTTTCTGTACCAAAAGGTTCGCTGTTACTACCTGCACCAGATACAGATGTCAGGGATTCAGTATTATAGTTACCTGCTTGAACAGCAGTTGTGATCATATCGATAGTAGGATCACCAGCAACACCAGAACCATTATTAATTTGAATTCTAGTAGAAGTACCTTGAATAGTTCTAGTTGCTACATTACCAGTAGATGTCTTGGCATACAAACCAGTACCAGTATGTCCAGCAATTGCAACCAAATCAAGGTCATATGGTTGAGCAGAAGAACCTTCTACAGTACCATTAAGGTTATAATCTGCAAGAGTTGATGGTGTAGTTGCATTAACAACTCTACCTTTAGAGTCTACTGTAACTTTAGTATATGTACCAGTAGCATTAGCATTACCTGCATCATAGTGAGGTAAGGTATTCAGAATCTCTAGTGTAGAATTGAGATTCAGGTTGGAACTACCATCAAAAGTTCCAGTAGCGACAAGATCACCAGATAATTGAATTTGACGGGTGGTAGCAATTCTCTGAGCGGTGGAAGCATTACCAATCAGGTTTGCAGTAATTGTACCAGCAGCAAAATTACCATCAGCATCACGCTGAACCAGTGAGTTTGCAGTTGCAGTGGTAGATTCGACAGGTCTGGAATATCTCAGATTACTCCAGTTGGAAACACCATCACCGATTTTGAAACGACCAGTGTTAAGTTCCAGACCGATTTCGCCCTGAGCAAGTACGGGGTTAGAGTTGGTCCACTCTGCGCTGCCACCACGTCTTAATTGAATTCTATTTGCCATTTTTTTACGACAACCCGATAGGAGATAATGCTTCCAAGTTATTTATGTCATTAAAAAGGGGGACTAATGCCCCCACTTATCATTCTTGAGTTTCTTCGTCAGGAGGATGGGAAGCGGTTTCCTCCTCACCACCATTAATATAGTATTGGAGGGTCTCAATAGCACCTTGCAACTTAAGGATAGTTTGTTCGTTCTCCCTAACCTTTGCTACATAAGTCTGATTCTCTTCAGAAAGAGTTTTAATTCGCGTTTGGAAATTGGAGAGCATTTCCTCTTGCGATACCTTTTCAACTGTCATGATGTTTTTTCTTGATTTTGGACTAACGTTAGTAAGAGTGATTTGATATCACTCATCTCAGATTTTAACCCAGAAACATCGTTTTGTAAAGTCTTGAATTCTTCCTTCTTTTTCTGCGATTCTCTATAAGAACGCATATACTTTTCATATTCAGTATCAGAAGTAAGTTCGATTGATCCCGATTTAGAATCTCGGGACCAATCATGATCTTCATCGACTATCCACTTTTCACTCATAATTAGACTGCTAATGCAATACAACGAATGTCTTTGATGACTGGAGAGTATGCCTGATTAGGTGAAGTAAAGATTACTTTGATCTGATATTGTGTGAAATTCAAACCACTAATCTCATATTCATAATCAGCATATTCTTCAATGTCACTGGTTCCTGGTTTGTTATCGGGTTCGGGGAAATAAGTGTATCCGAACGTTTCGATAGGATCTGTAGAACCAACTGGTAATACTCTATATAGCACTCTAATATCAGTGTCAACAGGACGATAACCCGTAAAGTACACCTTAATAGCACCAGAAGGATTAGTCAAAGTAGCAACCTTAGTGATATAGCATCCTTCATGCTGATCACCAACTGCTAATAATGCACTATCACTAGATGCTGGAACATTGATTCGGTTACTTGTAGTTGACATTGAGAATCTATCAGTATCAACTACAGGAGACAAGTTATCAGTCTTTGTGGTCAAAGTCAGATCCAATCGGAATGATTTAGCACCTGCGAGTTCACCATCTTCATTAACATCAGAACAGATCATCTGAGGTCTGTTGAAATAATTATCTTCTGAAAGATCAATATCAACAAACGTTCCATCGTTGACGAACGAATTCTGATTCATAGTTACACCATCATTGATGGATGTACCAGAAACTGTATTTGCTCTTGCCGTAATCTTTGTCTTAGGCAGTAACATAGTCTGGATAGCAGGAGTGATAATCTCAAACTGAACGTTCTGAGATGCTGTAATATCTGCACCACCACCCAAGATACCATTACTTGCAACATAATTAGTCAGAAGTTCATAAGTATCCAAAGTAGGACTCAAGACAGAGGTATGTGTTTTGTTGATGGTTGTCAGAGGAACACCATCAAGGTTATAACATTCAACCACTGCTTCACTTGCGTGAGCGGCAGCAGTAGTTCCATCCAGTCCCCTTTGAGTTACTGTAATAGTCTTACCATCGCTACTGATTGCTTCATAAGACATGATCTCATCTTCAATTTTGATGAATCCTGTATTAGTATTACTAATTGCAAGACCATTAATAATTTTGTGGAACGCTAATGCATCGTTTACAACCAGAGAAGTATCAGATGCAGAGATCGATGCAGTCAGATATGTATTACTGACTTCAGAGATTACACCATCGATGACGACATTGTTATCAACATCATGCATACAATGGTTACTATGATATACACGAATTCTCTTCTGAGATGCTGCAATAGTAGGAGTTACAGAAACAGTTGCTGCTTGAATTACACTAGACTCAACTCTGTCACCAGCGGGAACAAATGCAGTGGAGGATGCAAGAGTTCCAGACGTACCAGAAGTTCCACCAGTAATGGTAGTGCCATTACTAAATGTTCCCGACACATAACGTACCGTTAGAGTATTATTTGAACTATTCCAAGTAACAACTTCTGCTGTAGGAGATCCATCACTAGACGCACCAGTAATTGTTTCTCCAGGACTAGATCCTGCGGGAATAGTAAATCCACCAGTACCACCAGAGGGAGCGCCAGAAAGAGTAATTGTTGCAGTAGTTGCAGAAGATACAATAGTATTAGTGGTATCAAATACACCAGAAATATCTTTAACCTTCAGAACCAGATTTGTACCTGTTGTGATCTTATCAATAGTTGCTTCAGCATTAGAAGTCTTTTGATAGATTCTAGCACCTAAAGTAAATGGCAATGAATTGGAATTCATTGTCAGATCCAACTTAGGAGATAAAGTCTCAACAGCATCCTGTTCAAGATCAACGATACCATCATTACCAATATCAAGATCACTATTATTCAAGATCAGTGTACCAGTGACCGATGGGTCAAACTTTGCTCTATAAAGATTGAACTTAAGATCTTCATATTGGTCAGCAGTCCAGGTAGATGCGTTCTGTGATTTAAACAGAACACCAGCATAAGGTTGCTCGGAGATTGTTCTATCACCTTCAATAGTTTGCTCACCCATTCTAGAGATCCATACTTGATATTCATTCGAGTCTGCGAACAAACAGAAGCAGTGTTCTTGAGACTGAGGAATATAAACAGGAGCAGGGAATGTAAATCTAGTTGCAACAGCACCAGTATCAGAAAGATTTACATCATTAGGGTTAACTGTTACGTCAGCAAAAGGAAGAATAGTTGTAGTTGGATAACCATTTTCCATAGTTCTGATCTGCATGTTGATAGGAATACTACTATCTTTCTTGAAGAAGAAAATATCAACACTAGTAACAAAACAACCACCCTTAAGATCAATCAAGAAGGATTGTGCGAGAGGGTCCCACCAACCAACCTGTCTTCTTTCAGTTCTTGTAGAACGAACTGTTCTACGTTGAGTAACTGTATCTCTGACGATATCAGCATTTCTGATCGCGACGACGTTTCTACGAATCCTACGCAGAGTTCCAGATGAGGTAAATTCAACTTCACCAGCAGATGCAACTGCTCCTGGGATCCTAGTATCATCAGACTGAGAAGTCATTCTCAGAGTTCTAGTACCAGTTCTCCAACGTGGATTGACATTCTTAATTGGAGGTGGAATAAAGAAGTTGCCTCTATACCAACCATTTCGGTCAGTCATATGTCTACGACGTTGCACAACTGCTCTTGCGCCAGAGGTCATACCGATCAGAACTTCTCCGACCTGCATATTACCACGATATCTAGCGTTCCTCTTATTGCGTCTTGCAAGAGCCGCAACGTTATGGTTAACAATGTTTGTATTTGCAGAATAAGATGATCCCAGTTCACTATCATCATAAGGGTTGTATGCAACACCATTATAGTGAGACTTATACCAGTTATTAGGTCTCAAACATTGGAAACGACACTTACTTTTAGCACCTCGAATTGTTTCACCAGGTTGGAATGGAATATCATTAGTTCTAGAATCTGTAGAAGGATTCTTAATAACTTCAATGATCTTAGGAGTTACATACTTAGTAATTTTCTTTTTGTCAAAGAAAATATAGAACTTAGTATTTGGTTTCATTCTAGAAGCAGTAATTCTAATGTTTCTAGATCTCATCCAATTAATTGATGTCTGTGACACCACGCTATCACCAAGACTCCGACGATCAATCCTTGGAACAACTCTGGTTCTAATACCAGTTCTGCGTTGACGAGTAGTTGTCCTGATTCTCGTTACCCGATCAACAGCACGACCTCTACCCCAACTAGAACGACGACCAGAACGGAAGGTTCTTCTAGAGATAACTCTATTACCTCTCCATGTAGTTCTCCAAGAACGCCATTGAATAGGTGCAAATCCTCGTCTATTAACTCTCAGTCTTCTTCTGGTTGCTTGGAAGTTACCTTCAATTCTAGTAACTCTAGTTGGTAAACGCCTGGTATCTACCCAATCATCTGCTGCAGGAAGCAAAACAAGATTACCAATAAATGCAAAGACGTTGAATGGATTGACGTTTTCAACTCTAGACGCATAGGGTTGCTGAATTAAAAGATCTTCTGTATATGGCAGAAGCGCCAAAGGTTTTTCATCCTGATCAGCACCATCAGCATCATCAGCAACAGGAACAAGATAATCAATATTCGTAGTCAGAGTATCATTAATTTCCAGAGGAACATTATTAGTATAGTGTGACGCACGACAGATACCTTCCTCAAAATCTAAAGAAGCATTAAAGTCTTCGTTTTCAGTATCAGACTTGCCATGATCAGTAAAGTCATCAACAATAAAACCATTTTTCAATCTATTATTACCATCACCATCTAAAATCTCAGTGGAGATAGTGTCAGACTCCAGCATATTGAGAGATGTGTAATACTCAATCTGATCAATACGTTTTTCAAGTCCACCAATGTCACGCATGGTGAAACGCTTATTATCAGATCTTTCAATCTCTACATCTTCATCAGGATCAAATCCATATGGAGCATAAGTTAGCGTTGCCAACAACATGCCAGTTTCAAGATCATCTGGTTCCTCAGGTTCTTCTGCAGGTTTACCAGTAACAATCTCAAATTCACCATCTTGGTCCAGATATACTTTATCAATTCTACCAATATACCAAGAGAAATCACACCTGAAGTTTGCATTAACTTTCAGAATATCAAAGATGGTGGGGTTCTTACCAGAAACTGCAGTAAATTGTCTAGATTTAAAGTCAAATGTAGAACATGCCAGGAACGCTGGTGTAATAACAGTACCAGCACCGCTATACAAATTGGCAATACCAGGACGGAAGTCTAAGAAATCTGGTAAGAATTGACCATTGTGGAATGGAATGTCCTTATAAGAAACACCAGTATAAGATTGACCAGCAAAATAATCACCAGTGGAAGCATGAGTGAAGTAGTCTAAAACTACCATCACCTTTCTGATGGGAACAGCAACACCTTTTCTTCTTACAATTTTAGATGTAGCATACATGTAATCGGTTTGACCTCTGTCAAGTTCATAACGATCACTGATATTTTTAGAACCTTCAACAACAGAACCAGCAGCATCATTAATGATTCCAGTAATACTAGCACCAGTGCTATCAAAACCAGTTACATTTTCACCACCTTGGAATGTTCCATCCAAGACTACAATACTGAGTTTCAAAGTGCTGGAGTTAAAGTCAATAACTCTACCCGTTGCACCAGATGTAGCACCTGTAACAATAGTACCAGTATCAAAGAAGACCGATTCAACTAAAGTAACCGAAGGAAGAACTGGATCATTATCATCTAGCGATTCGTATACAGCATGTACTGTCTGTGCATCAACCAGACCTAAAGAAATATCTCTATCTTCAATTCTATTACCATAGATATGAGAATTGGTTAAACCATACAACTGCTTCTCATTATCTTGAGTGGTTTTATTAACCTTGAAGATAAACATCTTCTGAAGAGATTTCGTTTTCTTAACAGCAACATTTTTAGAAATAGATGCTGTCAGTTGAACTTCAGTAATATCTGTAAGGTTTGCAATAGTAAGAGTTTGTTGATCTGCAGAAACTGTGCAATAACCTGCAGCTGCAGAGTTTGAAGAACCAGTTTTAATCTCAACCTTTCCACCATCAGCAACAGCAGGACTGCTTCCAACACCAGTAACTGTAATGGTTAGATTTCTATCACTAATTTCATCATTATTAAAGTTAAATTGCTCATTCTCAGGAAGTGTAATTGACAGAGTTCCTGTAGTTACAGTTTGAGCATCAAATGTTCTTCTAATAACAGCAGATTCATCCTTAATAGATGCAATATAAGGTTTAGGCATCTTAGTCAGGAGATTTGCATCCTCCTGATTTTCCAATCTTGCTCTATATCTAACTAAAGATGTGTAGTCACCAGCAGAAGGTGCAGCACCACCAGGACCAGGAGTTACGTTAACTGTCTGATTACTAAAGTTAAAGATAGTAGAAGGATTACCAGAACTCAGAGCAGCATTATTTACCAGGTCAACATCAACATATTTTGTGGCACTGAAGAAAATTCTATCTCCAGCACGAAGATCTGATGCAAAATTAGAGTTGAGACCAACAATATTTTCAGAACCACCAGTTGCATCATATGTGAAACTACTACCAACAATCTCTTTAAAGTCTGCCAGTTCTAAATCAGCAGTAAATTCTACCGCAGAGTTGCCTTCATCTCTAGCAACAAATTGTCTTACATCACTATATTGATATTCATATACCTGTGCAATAGTATCCTTATCACGTCCATCAACAGTAACCATCTCACTCTTGAGGAAAGTACCCTCAACCTGATGAAGATTAAGGTGCGTTGCACTACTAATAGTATCAACAATATATCCTCTGGCACCACTGGTAGAACCAACAACTAAAGAACCTTCAGTAATACTTTGTGCAGTGCTTAACTGAATTCGAGTAAACATCTGAATATCAAACAGATGAACCCGATACTTATCGTCAGTATTGCCAAATGTATTATCAGGATCTTCCCTATGTTCTAAACTAGCAACACGAGATACACCAATCTTAGCACCTGATGAAGAACCAGGAGATGATGTAAACGTATCATGTAAATCAATAACTTGATATGAATTTGATACAGAATCACCAGTTACATTTGGGAATCCATAAACATTCTTAACTTCAGTGTAATTACCAAGACTGAATGTAATAATTGCATTCTCTTTGGACAGAGTTGTCCTTGGTTTCATTACATCAACAAAGGTTGCAGACAGAGTAGATACTCTATAACCCTTAACGTATGCTGTACCAGGACCAAATTCTACGCAATATCTGTCATCACTAGCAACATTACCATCATCACTAACTTCATTTGCAGTATAGACACCATCATTGAAACCATCATCAAGGTGTTCTTTTAGTGCAATATCAAAATCTTGTACAGTATAATCACCAGACTCTTCGTATGTACGAAGTGCCATAGTTCTTTCTAGTTCATCATACGCGCTACGATCAACTAGTTGTTCTACTTTTTCGCCATTAATGCGAAGAAGTTCAATAAAATCTTTATCGGCATCATCATCGAGTGCCTTTTTAACTAAGTTTGTGGTGATTCTGAATCGGTGAGAACCAGGAGCAGCATAATTAGATGTGCCTGCAGCGTTATCATTGAGTGATAAGTCATCTTCTGGGGTGACAATCGACTCAAGGATTTCGAGACCAATTCTGTATTTGGGGTCACTTCCATATTGATCAAGGAGAATATATTGATATGGTACGTCTACAAAGAATCCACGAATGAAGTATACACCTTCCTGAACATATGCGACAGATCCTTGCTGAAGTGCATCAGTAGGAAGCAGTTGTGCAAAAGGAGATCCAACTTCAATCAGAGTAGATCCAAAAGTAATTTCACTATCAGTAACTAACTGCTCGTTATTAGCAAATGTCTTAATAGATGCTGCTTCTTCAGTATCGGCAGTAGTATCTGTACCAGAGGAAAGGTATTTTACATAAAGAGTAATATATCCTTTAGTAGAATTTGTATCGGAGATACTATAAAGAACCTTTGCCTTAACACCTGTGGTCAGACCTTCAATAATCTTACCATCTAATTGAGTACGATATGTTTCAACCTGTGCTCCCAGGAAAGATTCCTGAAGCATAATTGCATCGACATTCAGATCGTAACCAACTTGTCCAGGGATGACCATCGAACCATCCTTAAACAGGTGAGAACCTACACTCTCAATCTGATTTTGCAATACAGATTGCATGGTAGTAAGTTCCCGTGCCTGAATTGGGAAACCAGGACGGAACAGCACTCGATAAAAGTTCTTCGCTTTATCGAAATCGTCGTAATAAGGTGTGACGTTTAAATTTGTGTTTTGTGCCATTAGAACTCGATTACGATTTTAATATCTTCTACTTGGTCGTTTGCACGACTAATTGCTCTTCTATTATCTATATAAACAACGTCACCGCTGTTTGATTTAATCTCGGGTTTTGCATATCCAGTATTAAATTTCATGCCGAGATCATACTCAGTACCATTAATGGTTCTGGAGGATGCATTGGGAACCTGTGGAAAAGCAACATCAGGTTGTCCAGCAGCACCAGAAGTGGCACCACTAATAACGTTAGAACCATCAAACTCATTCTGTGTACCAGTAACTTCAGGGAAGATACCATCGACAGAGTTCTGATAATACTTCAGAACTTTCGTTGTAGCGTTCCAAGAAACTACTCGACCACGAGCAGTAACAGATTGACCGCCAACAACTCTAGTTTGAGTGACAATTTCGTCAGGAACGTAGTTACCTTGGAAGGTAGGAGCGAAGATCGCTGCCTTTGCAGCAGAAACTGTAAGGTCAGAGATTAATTCTTCAGTACCAAATTTTAAGGGATTAGTGATCAAACCAATACGACGATAATCGTTATCGATAGGGAAGTCACCAGCACCTTCATTATATGAAAGTTTTGCGTTGATCATGACTCGGAAAGCACCAAGTTCGACAACAGAGTCGCTTCCATGACCACCAGGAGGAGGAATGATAACATCAACTTGTCCACCTGTTCCTGTACCAATACCTGTAATTGAGTCAACACTGATTTTACCGAAGGTATAACCAGTACCACCAGATGTAACAGTAGCAGACAGAAGTTTACCACCATCAACAACAATGGAAACACGACCACCAGTTCCGTCACCATTAATAGCAACGTTATCATAAGTTCCGTTGTTGTAACCTGTTCCTGCTGAGTTAATGACAACTGTATCAATTTCACCAGTAACAGCGTTAGTCCTCACCGCATCATTGGTAAAGACTGGCATGTATTCATTACTGAAGAACTTAAGGACGGAAGCAACGGGAATGGTATACATGTACTTCCAACGATAAGAGTCACCAGTTGTAATGATGCTAGTGGAAGTACCAGTAGGCTCAACTGTAGAAGGTTTACCATTAGGATCAGAGGGTGATGTTCCGTTGTAGATACACTTGTATACTTGATACTGAGAATTTACAACGTAAAAATCAGAGTCATAAAGTTTGGTAGCACCAGAGGCAGCAGTTTTACTTGGAGAATAATCGTGACGATACATATCGTAAGTAAAACCCAGACCACCAGTGGTCTGTTCTGGAGAAACCCAGTCAATACGACGAACAACTTGTACGGTATCTGCTGCAAGAACTCTCTTAAGAGAGATCATATCATCGTAAGAATCTGCAAATTCCGAAAAAGAGTCAACCGCCTGAGGGGGAGCATTTTCATTATCCCACGTCTGAGGTCTGCCGATAAACAAATATAAACGATCTCTAGACGCACCAGCAGCGGTATCGCTCTGAGTAGCATCAGGACCCTCAAGTGCTTTGATGAATTTCTTCGCAGAAAAAATTCTAAATTGATCAGTTAATAGAGCTGCCATTTCCTATGGGATTATTGTCCTCTTGTTTATTTATGAAGGTTACGAACGAATGATTGTCTGATAATCGATTCCTTTAATTCTATATCTAGATCCACCCGTTCCCAAAATGTCTTCACCACCCAAAATAGCATACGCTGCGGCACCACTACCAGTAGTGTCGCCACTTGCTGCGGAGAATGTTATTGTGGGATGTAAGTTATATCCACTATCAACAGATTGTTTTATGCCATATCCGCCGTTAGTTATAGTTACTGAAGCAACTTGGTCACCAGCGCCAGTAAGAACTGCTGTTCCAGTTGCCTCAATATCACCAATGTTTTCAATTGCAACATTAGGTGTCAATGTGTAGTTTGTTCCAGGATTTTGAACAATGATATCAACAACTGTAGAATTGTGTGAGAATTCATACAAGAATCCATTCTCACCTTTGTTGGAATCACCAGTGTTGAAGGGTACTGTATCTTTGATAGTTAGTTTTGATGTACTTGGATCCCAGGAAACTACAGTTGCCTGTACTCCTGAAACTTGACCAGTAATAACTTCATTAACACTAAAGTTTCCACCATTAGCATTATCAGCATCCAACTGAAGAGTTATTAAACCAATATGCTCAACACCTTCACTCAAACCTCCAGCAGTTGTAATTGTGGAGAATTTGAATGGAATAGAAGCATCTTTGATTTGGTCTCCATTTTGGAATAATGTAGTGTTTTGACCACCAACAGTTTCTTCAATACCAAATTTAGAGTCTCTACCAGTTTCGCCAGGTTCACCAAGAATAATACCACCATCCAAACTAATTTGACCCTCATATTGAGTTCCAGTATTAACCAAATCAGCAATACCATCACCAACACCATCCAATTCATCATCATCTTCAAAGGCACTATTTGCCAGAGTTGTAATAGGTTCGGTTAGTAATGTAATCGAATTGCCTTGAGAAGTGAGCACTACATGTGGAAGTTGTGAGGATGCACTAGAACTATAAACACCACCATCAAACTGGACAATAGCATCCTCGGTAGAGGGAATACCTGCATCAATAAATGCAAGTTCATCAACTTCAAATGTAACAAGGAGTTCCCTAGTTGCAGGATTCCAGTCATATACTCGTGCTAATTTATTAGAAGCACTTTCAACTTTTCGGATTACAACATCACCTACATTAAATTTGTAAGTGGAATTTCCATCATCATCAAGTTGACTATTGTCAACAATAACTCTCTGATCATAATTAAAGTTAGTTCCTCTTGTAAGTCCAGTAAATTTACCAGATGTTTTTGCGGTATAAGAAACTGTCTCTTTATTGATAATAAATGAACCAGAACCAGGAAAAGCACTAGTATCATCAACGTAGATATTAGTATCAGAAGCAGTAACGTTCTTAACAAGACCTGTCAGATAACGAATATCTGAGTTCAAAGATTGTCTTGCTTGAGTCTTTCTTTTTAAATTTACAAGTTTTGTAAAAATAACTTGAGGACTAGATGTATAACCAGCACCCTGATCAGTAATATTGATTGCAGAAATCTGTCCTTGATTTACTTCCGCTGTTGCTCTTGCACCAGATCCACCGCCACCAGTAATTAAAATGTAAGGAGGTTCTTGGTAGAACTCACCAGGATCGTTAATACTGATACTAGTAACTTTACCAGTAGGACTTACTTCTGCAGCACCTTCAGCATCTTGACCACCGCCACCAGTGAATTGTAGGTTAGGTGCAACTGTATAACCTTGTCCTGGGTTTAAAAGTGTTAGACCAGTAACTGTTTGAACAACTGGATTAACAAGTGCTCCACTTCCTTCACCACCTAAAATTCTCGCAGTGGTAGGACCAAAATAATTATCACCCTGTTGAGTGACATTAACGTATGCAATGGTTCCATCAGGATTTAGTGCAACATCTCCCTCTGCTCTAGTTGGGAAAATATCTGGTTTTTGAGGAACTGTATCACCTTCAAATAAAGGAACACCATAATATTTTGGACCAATAGCATAAGGATATGCTGGATTACCACTGCTATCTTCGGTCATGAAGTAAGCATATGTTCCGTTGGGATACTCAGGAGTAACGGCAAATTTGCCATTAAATTCATCTAAAGTACCAACAGATGAATCATATACATAATCCTCAACAAAATCACCAAGAACATATCCATCTTGAGTAAGTCTGAATCCTAATCCAGAAGTAGAATATGCAAACGTATATAGATTGTTTGGAGCATCTACAGGTACAAAGAATCTCATCTCCCGTTGAGATGCAGTAGTAAATTGACTGAGATACTGAGTATACGTTACTTGAGATCCATCAATATAATAAGTTGCAAAATGAGGTTGAGAATAAAGATAAGTCGTATCTCCAATAACAGGAGGAGCACCTACATGCCATCCGTCTTCAGTTGTAGAAATGAACAAATGATTTGCATCATTTGAAGAATCATCTTGATTGAAGACGTAGGTTTTACCTCTTTTTAGATTCAAAAATGGAACTACAGAACCATCTACTAAAAACTGACCATTTGCAACAGTAATTGCATAAGTAACCGTTGATGGGGTTACAATTTCTTCGCGATTACCAGCAACCTCATTACCAGTTCTTAATCTGTATGAAGAAACTTCTCTTGCTACAGCACCGCTAGAATTATATCCCCATGGACCATAAATGGGATATCCATCAAAGGACATACCAATAACTTTTGAGTGTCCATCTACATGTCTACTACGATCAATGGTTGATGTATCACCAGGTTGATAAAAATCTTCGATGTAGTAAGTGTTCATGTTTACTTCATCTTCTTCCTCTTCTGGTGAGGTGTCAAGAATCATATAACCTTCATCACCAGCATAACCAGACATATAATTATGGTTGCCGCAATAATAATAGATTCTATTATTCTCATCTTCATTCATTAAGAATAAAGCCTGATACTCATTTTCATAATCCGCAGCTGGTGCTGAAGACGATCCGCTACTGGTGTATAAAATTGTGCCAGGTGAAGATTGATTTAGAGGACCATCTGGAGTCGTACTAAAACGCATCGGATGGTTTTGATTACTACTATCCGATTGATTCCAAATAATTAAGTAATTTTTTTGGACCAGAATATTTTCTGGTGCCATGTAATAAGTTCCTGGTGTAAAAGCACCAAACTCATGTGCTTCTGGACCAAAGTCAATATAGAAAATACCTGTGGGGAATGTAATGGGAGCACTTTGAAGTGTGAAACTAAATCCATTAGAACCAAGAATTTTATCTCCAGATGCAAAAGTAGATTGAACTTCTCTTATGTAAATTCTTGTAGGAAGACCATTGCTATCGGTAATAACCTTAGCAATTTCTCCTCGGGCATTTCCACCAATTTGTGTAATAATTCTACCAACTTCAACAGATCCCAGTGTTTGATCGAGAGTTGCGGGATCAATGAATAATAGTAAATTATCAAGTTCAGTTTTTACATTCCATGTAAATTGTTCTAATTTGCCCCATTGAAAAACACCATTTTCTAAGGCAAATTCATTAATTGTTTTAGATGATGAATAGTATTTAATATTACCTTCAGTAATAGTATCATATACATCTGCATTTTTTACATAATCATACTTTACAGTATCAATGGAGAAAGTACCTGGTGCTCCACCATCAGATGCCCAGTCTGGAGTATGTAAAAGACCGCCATTAGCAAGAATGCCAGTTACTTTATCTTCTTGTGCAAGTCTTGTACCAAAATTAGGTACATCTTTACCACCTCTGTATACAAAGGTTTGATCAAAAGATCTATCTACTAATGGACCACCACCAGGTACTGCTTCTGCTTGAGTCCATGTAGGTTTTGGATGATTATCAGACTCAATTCTCAGTCTATCATCCGTAAAAGTTCCCCTAGTCAATGAGTTAGGGTGAGGTTGCCAGATCCTATTAATATCAAAAGATCTTACAACATTTGGAGTTTCTTGTTGAGGAACAATTTCAACACGAAGTGGATCGTATCCTCTTCCTCTTTTGAGAACACGAACGTGAACAATTTTACCAGAACCTTCTGAAATGATTGGATATAATATCGCCTCCACATCAGGAGTGCCGCATCCATCAATAGTAAGTCTAGGTGGATCAGCAGGATCATATCCGCTACCACCATTTACTACTCTTACCGCTCGAACACCAAATATATCATCAAAAATCGGTTCAATTACGGCACCAGATCCAGGAACTAGTCTTGCCATTTATCCTCAACTAATAACGTTAATAGTTCCCTGCATTGCAGCATGGATTGTACATTGATAATACAATGTGCTAGGAGCGTCCATTGGAACAGTCCAATAGAGAACGTTACTACCACTACCACTTTGACCAGCAGTGTATGGATTACCTGCTAAACCTTGAGTGCTTTGAATTCTGAATGGATGAGCACCACCTTGTACGCTGTTATCAAAAGCGTAAGTAAATCCTCTATTCACATATAAGGTAGGATCATTAGCGGTTGAAGGGAATCCTGGTCCTTGGAAAGTGAAATCGGAAGATCCGTTTGCATTAATTTCCCACCAAGTAATAGGACTACGAGTAACAATCCAATCGCTACCATTCCAGAATAATGAATCTCCTTGAGTAGGAGTACCAAACTGAGCACCACTTGACATGTCAGTGTCAGTCATTGCTGCAAATGTAGTTGGAATAGTTCCATTAAATGCAACAGTAACTGTATCTCCAACAACACTAGTAACGATGTCAGCACCACCAGCAATCGTCAGAGTATCAGTCTGAGTATTTGCTGTTGTACTACCAGTATCTGCGGTTACAGTAGCAAACAAGTTAATGCTTGCAATACCAGCAGCATCATCTCCAGGTAACCATTTGCTGCTAGAAGCATTCCACTTCAGAACCTGGTTATTTGTAGGAGCATTGGTTGTTGTATCTACATCCAACAAAGCATCAACACCAGAATATTGTGTCAATAACTTTGCTCTAGTATCTCCAACACCGCCAGCAGTGATATTGATATTTACATAAGGACTATCGTCACCATCAACAGTGAAGAAATAACCCTTATAATTAGCAATGGCAGGAGCAGAACTTAATGTTGCATATTGGTTTTTATATTGAATTTTCGTAGGAAAATCAATAACACCAGTAGCACCATCAAAGACACTGGTAACACTTCCATGAGAAATGTTTACATCTCCAGTTCCATTGGGATTTAAAATAATATTGCCATTCGACGCCGAGATAATCTCGTTTCCGTTGACATTTAGAGCGGCGGTAAGAGTGTCAAGATTACCAGGTTCAAACCTGTTATTTGACGTATATTTCAATACTTGATTGAGAGTTGGACCAGAAACGCTCAGTTGAACGTCGGTTCCATTTCCAATCGCACCATATACTTCATTAAAGTTATCATTAATCTTATCACCGCCCGCACGGAGGGTATCCCCCGTGTTATCATTAGCGGAAGCGCCAATACCAATAATTTGCTTAGACATTACTCGCAGTGATTTTTAGTTATTTATAGGATCTCTGGATCAATTAGTTCTTCACCATATTGGGAAAGATCAGGTGCAGTCCAGTCATCTGGGACAGATGTCTCAACAACAATCTCTGGATTTTGATATCCAGTGCCTTGATTTGAAACTTCGATAGATGCAACACCTACCAGGGCACGAATGTTAGCACCAGATCCTTGGATAGCACTAGCATTAACTGCTGGTCTAGAAGTATAACCAGATCCACCAAATGTAACCTTGACGGATTCGATCGATCCTGTTGTGACGTTAGCAGTTGCTTCAGATCCGCGTCCAAACACAGACCCAAGATAATCAAATGTAATCAGAGAGTTAGAAGATTCAATGATAGCAACTTGCCTATCTTCAACTTCACCCTGAATATCTAACAGATCTCCAGGTTCAATTGGAGGAACAACTTCAGCAGCATCAACGTCTGCCTCAGAACCAACGTAAGAGAACGCAACGAATGTGGAACCTACGCGAGGAATTTCGGAGAAGATGATTCTAGAACCAACGATTTCAAAGGACTCTTTTGGTTTCTGAATAACACCATTGAGCGAAACAATAATATTATTTTCAGGAAGGATGTTTGTAGATTGTACACCATCCGTCAGAGTCAATGAGTAGAATACGTCATTACGCTTCAAGTTGAAGGATTGACGTAAGGAGTCAAACTCAAACGAAATATCATCCAATTGTCTCAGTTTACCAATATAGAATCCAACGAAGGATGCTCCAGCATCAGGTGCTTCAGTGAATTGAATTTGATCAGAGAACGCTGTATATGCGTTAGTTGCACCAGGAGGTTGGAGAACACCATTAACAAAAATGAGCATGTGACCTGCGGGATCGGGCAGATATTGTGTGCCATTATTGATGGAGAGTTTGAAGGTAGTTGTAGTACCATCAAATCCTTTAAATGATCTCTTAACTCTACCTTTCAAATCAACCAAGTTGATAATTGCTGCCTTGAATCCATTAGGACCAATTACTGCGTCATTTGCAGTAAAGGCACCAACAATATTACTGAGATAGTATCGTGTAAGTGTGCCAACTGTTTCAAAGTTTTGAATCAATGCCGATGCAGCACCTGCGGTAGTTACGTTAGTGTTGATAGTTGCATAACCAACTGGGAATGGAAGACTACCAGAAGGACCATAATCACCAACCTGTTCACCATTACTAAACGTTCCTTGTACAGGCGTGAAGTAAATATAATTATTTGCAAGATCTACACCCGTAATAATTCCATAAACATTGGTAACTTGTCCACCACCAACAACTTTATAAAGTCTGTTACCAGGCGTAAAGTTGTTATATGTGACATTCTGTGCAGTGATGACGGAGATACCGAGACGAATCTGACCAGAAGATGCAATTCTGTCACCAACATTAACATCAAGACCTTCATATTTAGAAACATCGATGTATTGTCTGGACGTGTCTGGATAAACAACAGCAGTCTTCTCAAACTCACCTGTAAGGGTATCAGTATCAACAGAAAGTGTACCGCCAGTATTAGCATTAACCGCAGCAGTGTTCTTGTAGAACACGTCAGGAGTTGCATTGCTTCCACTAGTATAACCCTTGAATGGGATATCAGTAGTAAATCCACCCTTAAGATCAATGATGTGCATACGATCTTCGATGAGACTGATTTGTGCTGTTGTAGTATTCGTAGCACCAACTAATACGTCAGTAATTGCCCAAGTACCACCAGTTACAGCAACATCAAGATACTTATAAGTAGCATCTTCATGGAATCCATAAACTTGACCCGTAACAGAACCATCGCCCTGCTTGGTAACAACTTCATTCATTACGAAAGGACCATCAGTGATTGCACCATCGATACGGAATCTCTTATAGATTCTCGCAATAGTTGCAGAATTTTCTACCTTATTCTTAATTTCTGCATATGCGTCACTCTGTAATCCATAGACATATTCAGTAGCATCAACACCGCCGCCAACACCAACAGCAATATCTCTAACACCATATGTCTTAGCAGGTACAGAAATACCACTATAGAAAGGAATTGTATTATTGAATGCAGTGCTACCCAGTTGACTCTGAATAAGTCCATTCAGATAACGAATCATTCTAGTGATTGATACCTTAGCATAATCAGTATTGATTGTATTATCATAATATGCATAGTTACCACCAGCGGTAGGACTTGTCAGAGTATTGTCAAGGGACTTACTCATCCATTCAGTCAGTCTAATTAAGATTCTAGACTTAATATTAAATTCAGTATTAGAGAAGAATGTTTCGCCAGATACTGCCTGATAAGGATCTAGAGCACCCTTATTCAATTTTGCACCCCAAACGTAGAAACCATCATTTCCAGTTCCTGTGTAATCAGTTGCCTGGTTGTTGAGAACGTAAATTTGTTGACGTAGTGTACTGAATCCAAAACCAAAGCGAGCAGTAGTAAAGATTCTATACCAACCATCACCATAAGGAATTACACCAGTATCCATTGGAGTAACTGTTGCAACTTGGAACGTGAGATTGTTAGTTCCATCTGCTCCACCAAGAACACTACCAGTTACTGTAAAGTTGTCACCAGGTGCATAATTTGAACCAGTGTTGGTAACTGTGATAGTTGCCTGATTGGGTTGATTAGCGTGATCAATAGTGACATTGAATGTTGCACCAGCACCACCATTGGAAACATTAGATGTATTTGCAACACTTGTGTAAGTGCCAGTCATAGCACTTGTAGTGATAATTGAAATAGAACCTAATGTTTCAATATTATTGGAATTTACAATAATATCACCAGCATTTCCACTACCATCAAGGATATTTACAGATCCCTTAGCACCATTATCAAGATCTACATTAAAGAATACTCTCTGAGAATTATTTCCTGTGCCAGCGTCAAGTCCAACTTCATATCTGAGATTGGAACGAGTTCCTGCTTTTGCAAAGAAGGACAGAGTAAATGTTTGATCATCGGTAAAGGAACCTGTGTCAAACGTTTCAGACCCAGAGTCAAATTTAACACCAGAACTATCAAATGTTTCAAACGATGTTAGATTGAAATCTCTAAATTTAAAGTGTTGACCAGCGGTGGTGTTATCTTTAACATGATCAGCAGTTTGAGTGCCATCAGGAGCAAGAATAGCATTCGCAGCATAAGTCGTATTGCTACTAGACCAGTTAGTGCTGAAATCTTCTGGATTTGTCCAGAGGTTTGTACCAGCAATTTGACCTTCAATCAGACCAGTAATACCAGCAGCGGTAGTTTTAGTTCTGACATTACCAGGTTCTGTATACCAATCATATGCACTTCCAACACCACTGGTAGCAATAGTTGCTGTAGCACCAGAAGTTTGACCAGTCAGAGTTTCTGCAGCAGACCAAGTTGTGCTTGTAAAGTATGGTCCGATAATCAAAATAGAATCATCTTCCAACCATTCATTAACGAGAGCATATCCACCACCACTAGAAACAACGGTCTCTCCAACGGAGAAGTCACCAGTCACACTGGTTAATGTAATGTTGCGTGCGTCTTCTTTCTTATAGAAGTCGGTTGTCATTATGTCATGAACAATATTGGTGGTGAGTTCATCAACAAAGTCGTTATAAACCCAAGATCCAGCACCAAACTGAACATTAATTTCAGAATTAAGTTCTGCTCTATAGTAATGCTCATTGAACAGAATTTGCTTACCAGCAGATCTTGCGGGTGTGCCACCAGGAGCAAGGATTCCAATGACAATATCAACCAGAGTACGAAGACGATAGATTACTGCATTGATATCGGATGGAGATTCGCTATCACGATATGCAGTTCCAGTCTTAGGAGTGCCACCAGCGTTATTACCAACACCTGCATATTGAGCAGCATATTGACTACCCGTTACAGAATCTCCGTTGTTATACAGAAGATTATTCAATGCTTTTTCACCAAGTTGCTTAAGTTGCTCGATTGCATAAACTGTTGCCAACAATTCGCCTTCAACACTAGTAATTCTCTGATTACCATCAAGATAAAGTTCGGCAGCACGAATTGTGCTGTTAGTTCCACCAGTTTGCAGGTCAGAAATGATACTAATAAGAATCAGTTTAAGATCTCTCTGACAGGTAACTTCGCCACTAGATCCAGGATATTGGAATGCATTGTAAGTAACATTGTTCAGAGTATAAGTGAACTCTGCTGTTGTGAGACCCGTTGCTTCTTCAGCAATGTATTGCCTGTTGAAGTAAAGTCTATCTGCACCGATTTGATAATCACCACCCTTAGGTGCGATAATCTCATTTAAAGTAGAAATTAATGTATCAATTGCAGTCTTGACATTTGCACATCCACCACCATCTTGAGTAATACCCCAATCACCAGTAATAATTTTATCAGTATTAGTGCTATCAAGATCACCAGTAATTGCCTGCTTCATGTAGAAACCAAGTCTCTCATGAGCATATTCCGATTGCCATACTTGTAGGCGAATATGAATCAATTCATCATTAGCACCAAGATATTGTCTTGCTACATTTGCTGTATGGAAATTACCGCCATCTTCAACGTCCTTAACAAGTTCATTGAGAAGCAAACTAAGGTCAGTTTGACATCTTAATGTTCCAGCAGTGCTAGATCCATTTTGGTTTCTTGGCATATCTGCTGCAAGATCAGGATATCTCTGCAGTAAGTCGAACGATGCCTTATCTACAATAGCACCAGCATTCAATCTAATTAAGTTAGCAGCATCACGGAATCTATACTGAGTATCTGCATCAATTTGATTTGTATAGAAGATATTATTTGCAGCATCAACGTAATCAATTGAAAGATCAACATCGCTAAATGCATCAACTGTTGCACCAGCAAATTCAAACGCAGGTTCTACCTTAGTTACGCTAGCAAGATGATCAACTGGTACTGCGAGATTTGCATTACTGAGTGTATCAATAATGATATCCATCAAGTTGCCGATGGTTGTATAAACATCAGAACAATCACCAGAATCAAAGTTTGATACAGAAACAGAGTTGCTAGCAGCAGAAACAAAGGTGTGAGTGTATCTTTGTCTGACAGGAGATGCTCCAACATTAACTGTAAATGTGTTGGTATCTGCAGCAGTAATTTCAAGTAAGGAATTGAGATTCGCAGAATCAGGATCGGGATATGTTTCCTGACTCTGGTTGCCATCTAATGTACATGTAAATGTCAGTGAATCGGGAGCAATATAAATTTCATCACCCGCACGAATGACTCCGTTAGATGCTGCACTTACGAATGTATGAGTATAATTACCACCAGTTGTGATTGCGTTCGTTGCAGAAGAAACAAATGTATGAGTGTACTGAGTTGCAGTGACCACTGCACCTGATGTAGCGGATACGAAAGTATGTGTTGTCGTATTGCTAGAAGTACCAACATTAAGTGTAACTGCACCAGTCTGTTTGATCAACGCACCAGCAGTTGCTTGTACAAATGTATGACTTGTAGTATTGGTAGAAGGACCAACCTGAATAGTAAAGGTGTTGGAGTCAACAACTGTTACATCAATCCACTTTCCGCTGATAGGATCAGTAGTTCTAGGATAAGTCTTCTGAGTAGCATTATTATCTTGAGCACAAGTGTATGTCAGAGAATTGTCTGCAATCTGAACTCTATTACCAGTAGAAAGTCCATGAGATGCCGAAGTAATGGTGATAACACCAGTGCTAGGTACATAAACTGCGTTGGTAATGTTTGCAGTGGAAGTTCCAACTGCGCTAATAGTCAGTTCGGAATCATATGCACGATCTCTCTTGACCTTAATGCCGTTAGAAGTTGCTGATACAAATGTATGAGCGTATTGATCTCCTTGTGCAGAAGCACCAACATTAACTGTAAATGTGTCTGTGGTAACTGCAGAGATAACCAAGAAAGTTTCATATGCGGGATCAGGATTTCCGTCCCCTGCAACTGCACGAGGATAAGTCTTTTGAGCACTATTGCTATCCTGCGTACAAGTAAATGTGAAGGAATCATGAACAAACTTAACTTGATCGCCAGTTGATAATCCATGACCAGCAGAAGTAACAACAAACTCACCAGTTGAAGAATTATAAGTTGCATTGGTAGCAGTCTTATTATCCAAGATAGATCTAGGATACAACTTGTTAGTTGCGTTACTATCTTGATCGCATGTGAAAGTAAGAGATTCCTTGCCAAGACGAATCTTATCGTTGACATTCAAACTATGAGTTCCGATCTGAAGAACCATATCACCTGTGGTGGGGTTATAGCTGGTTCCAGTTGTAGGAGTATAAGTTACTCTGTTAGGTCCAACATAGACTGTAACTGTGTTATCCCTCTTAACAATACCATTAGGTACAGCAGACACGAATGTATGTGTATATTGATCTTCTGCCTTAGAGGGACCAACATTAACTGTGAATGTGTTGTTGGTTGCAGCAGTGATCTTCAACCATCTACCAGCAAAAGGATCTGTGGGACGGGGATATGAATGATTTGTATAGTTATTATCCTTAGAGCAGGAGAATGTTAATGAATTATTTTCAAGTCTAATTTCATCAGAAGTAGTCAATCCATGACCGATAGCAGTGATAACGATCTCACCATTTGCAGGATTGTATGCTGCATTAGAGACTGAAGCATTAACAACCACGCCATCATTATAGATGGGGAGAGGAACGTTATTGTTTGCAGGATCACTGGAACGAGGATATGTGTGATTAGAAGCACCACCATCCTGACTACAAGTAAATGTCAGAGCATCATTGGTAAGTTTGATTGTTTCACCAGATCTTACAATACCATTTGCCTTTGCACTAACAAAGGTATGAGTAGAAGTATCAGAAGAAACACCAACATTAATATCAAAGGTATTGGTTGTGATATTCGTGATTGCAAACCACTTATTAAATGCAGGATCGGGACCAGCATCACCAGCATATTGTCTAGGATAGGTATGATGAGTTGCATTGCTATCTGTAGCACATGTAAACGTCATCGAATTGGGTTCGATGAGAACGCGATCACCAACAAACATTCCATGATTGGGAACTGTGATAGTCATAGCACCCGATGCTGGAGTATAGACCGCATTAGTTGCTGTAAACTTCTGAGAAGTTCTCAAATCATGATCACCGATGGTCATCTTGAGAGCACCAGTTCCAGGATCATAAGTCGCTGCAGTTGGTGTGTAGTTAACTGTAGGCGATGCACCAACGTTAACATCAAATGTATTTGTAGTGACGTTAGAGATAATCATCCAACCCTGACTTGCAGGATCATCTGCTCTAGGATAAGACTGAGAAACTGTATTGCCGTCAGAAGTGCAAGTAAACGTCAGAGAGTTATCAGCAAATTGAATTCTGTCGCCATTTGCAAATCCATGATTATTAATTGTAACTTGCAGAACACCTGTGGTTGCAGTATATGTTGCGTTTGTTGCAGTATGAGTAGTTCTAGCAGTAAGACCATGACTATTTGAAGTCAAGACCATTATGCCAGTCGAAGAATCATAAGTTACATTAGTGGGTGTTAATTGCGTCAGAGAAGCATAATCAGATTCAGTGATAGTAGAATCTGTACTTTGTGTCAAACCATGATCTCCTTGGATATCCCAAAGAAGATTGGTAATAACGAATCGCACAATTTCTTGTGCTTTTTGTAAAGTATAAATCGATTCGGGAATTTCAGATTCAATATGATAAAGAGAGATTGGACTTGTCGCTCTATTAACATAGAGTGCCGCAGCATCCCAAACATGGTTATTACTACCATTACGAAGGTCTTCAACAACTGCTTCTAAGATATCTACAACGTCATCTTCGCAATTTACATCACCTTTAGGAACACTGAAGGATGCAAATCTTGCCTTCATGATATCTACTGCTTCTTTAGCAATAAAGTCTTTATTTGCAAGGATTAAATCAGCAGCATCAATATATCTCTGACTATTGCCAGTAAATCCAGCAGGAGCACCAGTTAAGCGAGATGTTGCAAGAATTGCTTCATTATTGATGTCCTCACCCTTAGTGAAGTTTTCAACGCCAGACCAATCTTCAGTATGAGTCTGACCATAAGATCCATCAAAGTGGACCAGAAGTTTGGCATTAGCATCACCTTGGAATACTCCGTTAAGTGGTGTGAAGTTTGCTGTATAACGAGCATTATTAGAAATTCTAACCTCGTCAACATAACCAGCAAAGTCATTTGATGCATCAAAGTCAGCACCAATTCTGACTGGTTTGGTAGATCCATAGTTACTAGCATCTGTATAAGTGGATCCTTCTTGTGTACCATTCAGGAACAACTTAGTGCTAGTACCGCTTCTGGAGAGGGCAACGTGATACCAAGTTCCAGCAGAGAGATTTGTAGATCCGCTAATTGCAGCACTACCATTATTATAATACTTAAGGTTTGCACCATCAAGATATATTCTAGGTGAAAGTTCAGTTTCTTGAGTTCTGAAATCAAAGATTGCTCTCTCGCCAGCAGAAACTAAGAGAGGGTTGATCCAACATTCAATTGTAAAATCACCAGAAGCAAATCCAAATTCAGTAGATGTAGCAAAACTGATATATTCATCAACAGGAACTGCACCAACGTTTACTGTAATCGTAGTGGCAGTCACTGCAGTAATATTACGGGCAGATCCTGATGCAGGATCAGTAGACCGAGGATATGTTTTATTTGAAGTGTTATTATCCTGAGCACATGTAAATGTCAGGGTATCGTCTGCAATAAGGACTGTATTGGACGTTGTGAGAGTATGAGCACCAATCTCAAGAACCAAGTTACCAGTCTCAGGATCGTATGTAGTGCCTGTAGCAGCAGTAAATGTGCCTGTAGCACCACCACTAGCGGTAATAGAGTCTGCAGTGCCACTTACAAATGTGTGTGTAGCAAGACCAGGTGAAAGTGCTAATGCAGCAGTTCCAAACTTCTTATTATAAGTGTTCAGAGTTGCATTAGTGAAAGTTGCAGAATGATAATCTTGACCATTTGCTTGAGTTCTACCAATCTTACCGACATAGATGATCTTGTCAGCAATATTATAACCAATGACCTCTGCCTTTGTATCTTGAGTTCTTACAACCTGACCTTTGTTAAACAGACCATTGCCTTTCAGATTCTTTACTGCAAGTTTTCTACTCTTAGCAGTTTCACCAACAGCATAGTCAAGAGTATTACCAATGCCGTAATCCATCTTATAATTACGGATTACTTCATTTTCCGTAAAGGCACCGCTAGCATTATCATATTTGATTACGTTATTACTGATAGGTTCTGTTGATGGGAACTTATCGTCAAAATCTGTAGTATTAGTTGGGAAGTCAACAATGTTAACCTGCGACTTGGAAATATCATCCAAAACAACGTTTGGATATGTCTGAGCAGCAATTCTGTTGAACAGAAGACCGAAGAAAGAAGAACCATCAGAAATATCAAATTCTCCAGAAGATTCTGGTAATCCAGTGGTGGGATCAATCTGTGCATTAGGAGCAACATAAGATGCCACAAATGTCACCTCTGCAACAACATCGGACTGAGAACCAATGATAAAGTCATTCTGATTGATTTCAAACAATCCAGGTTTAGACTGATATGTACCAGTTGTCTTACTTAAAAGAAGTCTGGTTGTAACATTAATTTCTGTTCCGTAGAGAGGTGTTCCACTAGATTGAGAATCAGAAACTGTACCATTATTCAAACCAGTTGCTCTAGTTACTGTCAAAGTAGTAGAATCAGAATTATCTGTAATTGTATCTACACGGAACAATTCGGAACCAAACTGATAGATCTTAGTTGGAATAAGATTTCCAGCAGGTACAGGTGCTGCTGGTGCATTAGGATCTGCATTATATGCAATGACTTCAATTGTGCTAGTTGTTGCACCGATGGAGAATCTTAATTCGGCAAGAGGTGTTTCAGCACCTGCTGCAAGGTTGATTTCTTCAACTCTTGCAGTTTTACCAGCAAGATTTCGTACTTCTTCACCAAAAGCATATAGACCATCGCTTACTACTGCTGTTGCTGTAGCAAAGTTAGCATTGAATCCTGTAGCACCAACTGTTACAAATTCACCGCCGATGAATGAAACTAAGTTACCAGCAACAACCTCGGTGAGGAAACCAAATACATTATTACCTACAACTTTAGTTACGGTCAATCTAGCATTAGAATCAGAACCAACCATAACATCACCAATATTAGGGAAGATACCACTAATGTTAGTAAATGTAAGTTCAATGACATCTTTCAGATTAATTGTAGTTTCTACATATTGAACTTGAGCGTCAGGTTGAGGAGGTTCTGCAAAAACAATAGAATCTTGCTCAATAGTAAAAGAAGTTCCAGGGTTCTGAACAACACCATTGAGAACAATCATCAACTGATTAGCATTTGCCTGAACAGGGGTATTATTAACCTTAAGGGTAAATGCTTTCTTAACACCATCAAATTGATCAGAAATATCATCAATCTGGTTAGTAAATGAAGTCAGAATATTCTCTGAAGATGTCAGTCTCTTTTGTCTGAAGAGAATTTCAGTATTATTAAATTCAGAATAAATTGGTTGAACCAGAGCAAAACTTTGAATATTGG